GTGATGTTGAGGACGTGTCACCGTTTTTTGTGCAATCGGCAAAAAACGGCCATAGGCTACCAGACTAGTAGGGTATTGACCGGCAATATCTGCCGGTATACTACTGCGTTGTGGCAAATCAGAATAAACGAGCATCGTATTCCAAGGTCGCCAAACATTTTGGCGTAAGCGCTTCGTCCGTGCAGTTTTGGGAAAAGCACGGCTTTGACAGGGACTGGTCTACAGAAGAGCAAGAAGCGTGGCGCAAGACCTATACGAAGGACCGCATCATAGAGCCTCCATTACGCAGGAAGAAACTGGAGGCAGTCAGTCCGGCAACAACTGCCGAGCCGGTGCTTGACTACAAAGAGGCCCGCACCCAGAAGCTGGCAAAAGAGATCGAACGCCTCTCCATCATCATCGGGCGGGAGAAAGGCGAACTGGTGCCCGCTGCCGAAATGCGCGAAACTGCGACGCGGGTGGTGTCAGTCTGGTGCTCCGAGCTGGACGCACTGGTGGGCGATTTGCCGGGGCAACTTGCGGGGCTGACCGAAGCTGAAATCCAACCGAAGCTCAGAAGCCGGATTGAGTTGCTCAAGGCTAACGCACGGCAAGGGTTTGCTGGTTTATGAACCCGATTTCCGAAGGATCCTGCATCGGGATCCGACTCGCCTATTCAGGCGACCCGCTAGACTGGCTCGAGCAATACGTCCGACTGCCGCACAGCTCCCGCTCGACGCACTTTGACCGCGGCACGGCGCCGTGGTGGAACGCGGTGTTTGCTGATTTTGCCGACCCTTCTTGTCGCCAGACATTCGTCCAGGCGTGTACTGGGGCAGGCAAGTCTACCGCACTGGAGGCGCTGGTTTGCTGGGCAGTGGCACAGCAGCCTGGGCCGATGCTGAGTATTACCCAGACTGACGCGACCTCGGCCGAGTGGATGGCAACCAGGTTGCTCCCGGTGCTCAACGCGTGTGAACCGCTGCGGGGATTGATGCCGACGAACCGGCATCACACGAAGAAGGACGGCATTTATTTTCCGCACATGCCTTTAATGTTGGGAGGCGCAAACACCAGCAACGCGCAAGAAAAGTCCGTGCAGGTTCTTTTTTTGGATGAGTGCTGGCAGTACAGCGACCTCATCACGCAGTTTAAGAAGCGACTCCACGACCGTTGGAACGGTTACGCGCTGCTGACCAGCCAGAGCTTTGAGGAGCCGCACCAACTGACCGAGGAGTGGAGATCTGGCGAGGAGTTCCAGTGGTGCCACTCCTGCCCAGGGTGCAGTCAGTGGGTTAAGCCAGCGTGGACCGACATCAAATACGACGAAGCCAAAAACGAGTCGGGCGAGTGGAACTGGGGCGCGCTCGTCAAAACGGTGCGGCATGAATGCCCCCACTGCGGGCACGTTACGCCAGACACGACGGCAGCCAGGCGGGCGCTAACCCAACGCAGCGAGTGGAGGACCGAGGGCAACGACCACGTCGAAGGCTACCGATCCCGGCGCGTGTCGGCTCAGTCCGTGTATTGGATCCGGTGGGCTGATTTGGTGATTCAGTGGTGCCAGGCATCTGACGCTCGACACCTCGGGGTGTTACAGCCGACCAAAGACTTCCGAATGCAGCGGCTCGCGGAACCTTGGAAACTTGAGGAGGAACTGCCGGCGCTCGAACTGGAGGCCAGCGAGTACTTCCAAAACGAGTGGCAAGATGGCAGGCCAATGCCCGAGGAGGCCGCCCGCGTTTTCACGGTGGACTGCCAGCAGGATCACTACTGGGGGATCTGCCGGGTGTGGCTCAAAGACGGGCATTCTCGCCTACTCTGGGCGGGGAAGATTCTCACGGTGGACCAGCTCCGCGAGATCCAAACTAGGCTCAAGGTGCCCGACAAGCGCACCTTGCTCGACGCTGGCAATTCGTTTCATGGGCGCATCTACGACACCTGCGCCCGCTACGGGTGGACGGCGCTCATTGGGCGCGCAGAAGATCAATTCACCGTGAGAGGGCCTGATGGTAAACCAATTCGCCGGTATTACTCGGCACCGGATCGAGTAGTTGCGCCGACGTACAAAGACCAGAATGGCAAGCGCGTGTTTGTGACCTTTTTCTATTGGGCGTCGGACCCGATCAAAGACATCCTTGCCAACCTTCGCAACACGGGGTCGCCCGTATGGGAGTTTCCGCAGGACGCGCCGCCGGAATACGTCCGGCACCTCAACAGCGAGCGCAAGCGGGCAACTGTGGACAAGCGGACCAAGAAGACCCGCCTTCGGTGGACCGCAACAGGCCGCCCCAACCATATGTGGGACGCAGAAGCGATGAACGTCCTAGCCGCGCAGATCCTTGGCATCCTGCCGGATATGGCGAGCACCGCGCCGGAGGTTGACGAGCCTGCCGTCACAGAGTAGATTGACCGCTCAACAACCTCAAAAGGGGCTGCTGGCAAGGACAACGAAAAAACGGCCCGGCTCTGCGTGTGCAGATGTCCGGGCTTTTTGCTTATAAAAGCGCTCTTTTGTAGATGGCTCCCGATACAAGACTCCTACTCCAAGTTTTCCTGACGCGGGACGTGGCCGAGTTGCGCGCCATCGTCGCCAGCAAGTTTGATTTGGTACTGGCCGGGAAGAGTTCGCTGGTTTCGTCGTCCATCGACGGCGCCGCGTTCCAGTTCAATGTGGGCGGGACACTCAGCCCGATGGATGTCATCATGCTAGCGCAGCAGGCCTTAAACTACAAGGCCGCAGGCATTAACGGGCCTATTCGCCGCACGCAGGCGTTTTTTATATGAGCCTTTTTGACAAACTCAAAACCTTGATGGGCTTTAAGGGGCCAAAGGTGCAGGGAGCATACGACTCTTACCGCAGACAGCGGCTTATTGAAGGGGGCGTCTGGGGCGAACCCTACTGGAGGACGCACACCCAAAGCATTTCCAAAGAGCTTAACATCTCTGAGTGGAGGACGCTAAACAGCGCGGCAAGGAAACTGTATTGGAATAATGGCCTTGTCAATAGCGCGATAGATCAAAAATCCATGCTGTCCGTAGGGATGGCGATGCGACCTCTTTTTGTCGGAGCGGACAAGGAATGGGGAAAACAAGCCGAGGCGATGCTTTTGGATTGGTTCCAAATTGCGTACATTGATGGGAAGACGTGGTGGGAAGGGCTCCGGCTGGAGTCCACCGCCATCGACCGTGAAGGCGATCTGCTGACGATCCTGACGACGGCGTCAACCGGCTATCCACAGTTGCAACAAGTGCCGTGGCACCAGATTGGAAGCCGTAATGACGAAGGCGTTTTAGAGTCCGGCCGGTATCGTGGGCTGCGGATTTACAACGGCGTCATTCTTTCCAAGACCAACCGCGCAGTGGCTTACCGCGTGCTGGGCGAGGCGTCCGACGGATCCGAGGACCGCGACATTCCCGCCCAGGCGTGCATGCTGACGATGGATCCGCGCGAGGTGGACCAGGTGCGCGGGATCAGTGCGTTTGCTCCTGCCATTCGCGATCTGCTTTCCCTTAAAGACTTAGGCGACGACATCCAGTCCGCATCCCGCATGGCTGCCAAGATTGGATTACTTGTCACCAACCAGCAAGGCATGGCCGACGCATCCGACGCGTACCAAGCGCTTTCCGAAAACACAGTGCCGCAGTGTGGCCCAGGACTTCGCATCACGCCAATGGCTGGCGGGCGCATCGAGTACCTGACCGCAGGAGTTGGTGAATCCATCAACCAGATTGACGCCAAAATCCCGACGGAGGCTCAGGACCGACTACAGGAACGGCTTATCCGCAACGCACTGCTCGCAGCTCAGTGGCCCCCAGAGTTCGGTTGGGACATGAGCAAGTTAGGGGGCGCATCCGCTCGCATCGTGCTCGAACAGGTTAACCGCATCACCTCTGAGCGGCACGCTTACCTGGCGGCGTTTTGTAAGCGCCGGTGCGCCTACGCCATCGCCAAATTCGTGGAAATGGGAATGCTGCCGCCCTACACCGGCGCCGACGCTTCCCGCGGTGGCGCTTACCAGTTCCGTTTTACAGAGCCCGCCAGGCTTACCGCTGACAGCGGCTACGCCAGCCGCGACGCCATTGAAGCCTACCGCGCAGGGATGCGCAGCATGACTGACATTCTGGCGTCGGGCTCCAAAACTCTGGAAGAGCACCTAGACGAGGTTGAACGCGAGGAACTGGAGATTAACAAGCGCGTCCAACGCTCAGGACTTAGCCGTGACGTGTTTGGCTTGCTCACCCCCAACGGCAACCCGCCGACAACTTCCCCCACCGAATGAAATTCCAGCGCGTCATCGAGCAAGTTTTCTACCGTCCTTGGCTCATCACCCCGGGTGGCTACGCAGCGGTCCGCCAGCTAGTTGAGGGGCGACTTGTCCGTGCCAATGGCGACGACTATGAGAAGATGGCGGGGATGATGAACAAGCGCGAAGAGATGGAAATTGATGGGCAAGGGATCGCTCACATCTGCATTGACGGAACACTTGCCAAAGGCATTTCCGCACTGGAGGCATGCTGTGGCGCGTGGGATTACGAGTGGATCACCGAGGACATCGAAGAGGCAGTGGAGGCCAACGTGCGCGGGATTATGCTGGAGATCAACTCCCCCGGCGGGAACTGCACCGGGTGCTCTGAGGTGGTGGATCTCATCCAATCGCTCAAAGTGCCCATTGTGGCCTACTCAAACGACACCGCTTGCTCTGCCGCCTACAACATCGCCGTCAGTTGCGATCGGCTCATCGGATCCGTGGGATCAACTTGGGGTTCCATCGGCACAATCATTCCCTGGCTGGATCAGTCTGCCGCGTACGAAGCGCAAGGACTAAGCTGGGAGCCAATTACGAGCGGGCCACTCAAAGGTGCAGGCATGGGGCCGTCCTTGAGTCCCGCCCAGCGTGCTAGTTTACAGCAGCTCGTGGATGACAGCTTTGACCAGTTCCGGGGCAACGTGCTGCGCAACCGGCGCGTGTCCGACGAGTACATGACCGGCGCAGCTTACCTTGCGCCACGGGCAAAGCTAGGCAACCTGATTGACGACATCGGCACGGAAGAACTTGCTTATCAAGCGCTCCTTGGTATGGTGGGCATGTAGTGGATTAGGTTCATTTGTCTCCTCGCCCGCCCCGAGTTTGGTTTCTCGGGGCGGGCTTTTTGTTATACATTTGCAGATAGGTAGATGGATCACCTACCGAACACCCTGACCGACGCGCTGGCCGCGCTTACTGCCGCGCAGGCAGACGTGGCCGCGCTTAACGCACTTAGCGCAGAGCACACCGCACTGGTGGCGACTTTCGACGCGCTGAAAGCAAAGACCGCAGAACTGTCCGCAGCGCTCGACGTTGCGCAGCTTGAAAAGCTTGAGCTGGCAAAGGCGCTTGATGCAGTCAAAGCCGCCGAGGCCGACGCTTCCGCAAAAGCAAACGCCATCGTGGCAAACCTGGGCGTGGCTCCCGTTACCATCCAATCCGAGCAAGTCTCTGCCACTAAGTCAGTTTCTGAACTGTGGGCCGAGTACAACAACCTCCCGCTCGACGCCCGAAACGCTTTTTACGCGCAGCACAAAGCCGCGCTCAAACTCAGCTAGTTTAACCCCAAAAACACAAGACCATGCCCAATACCATCGCCGGGGTGAACCTGGCAGCCATCGCACAGGAAAGTTTGCCCGCGCTTCAAAATTTGTTTGCGCCGCTTAACGGCATCGCCACGGATTTCTCCTCAGACATCTCTGCCGCAGGCGCTTCCGTTACGACTCGTTATCCCGTGAAGCCGACTGCCGTGGACCTCTCCAGCGGCTACAGCCCCCAGGGGGTTGAAACCGTCGCGAAGACCATCACGCTTTCCAACTTCTTTGGATTCCCTTACGGGTTCAATGATTTGGAGCGTTCCAAGTCTGCCATCGACCTCAACCAGCTTTTCGTTGAGCCCGCGTTGCAGGCAACCGGCGCAAAGATGTTTTCCGATCTGTGGAATCTGGTGACCTCCAGCAATTTCAACAGCGTCGGCATCAACGCAGGCAACTTCAACCGGGACGATTTGGCTGACCTCCGCGCAACGCTGAACGCCGCTGGTGCTCCTCAGATGGGCCGTGCGGTGGTGCTGAACCCCACCTACTTTGCGAGCCTCGTGAAGAGCTTGAACAGTGCTGAGTTCCCCGGCTTTATCCGCGAAAAGACCGAAGGCTACATTCCCCGCGTTGCTGGGTTTGACGTGTACGAGTCCGACCTTGCTGACGCAAACGGCCAGGGCCTTGGTGGGTTCGTGTTCCACAAGAGCGCGCTCCTGATGGCAGCTCGCCGCGTTGACGCTTCCGGCGCACAGCAGATGGGCACCGAAGTTGCCGACGTTATCGTTCCCGGCTTGAACTTGCCCGTGCAGTTCCGCCGTTTTTACGACAACCTAACTGCAACTCTAGTGTACTCCTTTGGAGTGCTTTACGGTGTGCAGGCTGGCCGCACCGAAATGGGGATCCGCATCGTTGCTGAGTAGTTTTTAAGCTCTGGGGCGGGTGGGCTAATCCCTGCCCGCCCCTTTGCATATCCGATTATGTCTAAACCAATTACAGTTATCCTTCAAGGGCAGGAAATCCTTGCCAGCTTTACCGATTACGATTCCGCAGTGCGAGAGTTTAAGACGCTAACTACCGACAAGGGAGAGCTTTCGCTGCACATCCTGAATCGTCCTGATCGTAAGAAGGGCCGCCCGCTAGTGGTGGCAAACGTACAGCCTGCACCGCGACCCGCGACTAAACGCAACAAAGAGAGCCTGCTCTAATGTCCGACTGGACCGCCATCACTGAATCCGCAATGAGCCAGGCACTGGACTACATGCAGGCCGACTCCGTCACTTACGACGGCGTGACAGTGTTTTCGGTGGCGAGCGAGAAGACCTCTGACTTGCTGGCGATGGGCGGGTACGAGCAGCACTTTGCGGGCTTTGTGCGGCTACTCAAAGATGGCTTTCCTGAGCCCGTGAAGGGCGCAAAGCTGACCGTGAACGGCACTGAGCGGCGCATCACGAGCTGGGACGAGGATCCCATTTCGTGGAAGCTCTATTTGGAAGACGTGACGCGATGACCGACGGCGTTTTTTCCGAGGCAGTGCAAGTAGCTCTTTCGTTGGCGCTTCCGGGCGTGTACGTCGGGGAGGCTCAGGATGACCGAGCAATTCCGGCAAAGGCCGTGTTGATGGAGCTTCAAAGCGATGTTGTTGTTGGCTCTCCGCTGCAACGCGGAAACCTGACGCTGTCCGTGTGCCTACAGGCCGACGATTTCACGCGTGCCGACCAAGCTAATTTTGCTGCCGAGGTGGACGCTGCCATGCGAACCTTGGTCCTAGTTTCTGACGCCGTGCAACTTTACGGCGTTGTGGCTCAATCAACAGACAATCTCCGCGATGAGCGTCACTGGCGCACATCGTTACCCTACACTGTGGGCTTTGGCCCCAAACCTTAAATATCTATGCCCGTATCATTTGGAGCAGTTGCATTTGGAGTTACCGCACCTAGCGGCTACTTGCAAGAGTCCACGCAGGAAACTGTTGTGGAGCTTGCAACGATCCGCGATAGCGACGGGCAAACTGTTATTGTGCAGGCCAAGCCGCGCAGCACAACAACCACCACGGTCAAAACCAAAGGCGAAGCAGATTTGGATGTAGTGCCAGAAGGTGGCTTTAGCGGAGCCAAAATCACTGGATCAAAGGTGTCAGAAACCAACGACGACTTCGCAACTTCTGAAACGACCTACACGCTTTTCGCTTAATATGGCTACCTTTGGAATTTCCATCATCAGCGCGTCGGGATCAATTGTTGAATCCGCAGACGTGGAGCAAAAGGCAGAGTTCAAACAGCTTATCAGTAGCACTGGCACGCATTCTGAAGCTAAGACTTTTGACGTAACCTATTCCGTTAGCGTCAAAGGCAAAGGGGACACTTGTCCGTTTACCCCGGGATCCTCTAGCGGGATGCCTAGCGTGACAACCGGCAAAGGCATCTGGACCAACGTCACTCTTGACTCCAAAAACGACGACTTTCGTGGATGGTCTGCATCTGCAACAGTCTACAAGAACGCCCCCTAGCAAATAAATTATGCGCCTCCGATTAATTGAGGATTCCGAAGCTCCGGGAAAGAGCTTTAACACTGACATCATCGCCGCCTGGTTGACCTCGGGCGGTGCTCTCATCAAACGTGGGGGCTTTCAACACTTCGTGGATGAGGCTGGAAAGACCCACGTCCGGTGGGTCGTAAATTGCGACGTACTTGCCAAGGTTGACGGCGAGGACATCGACTTTGACGAGTTTCGCAAGCGCTTTGAAAGCATCGACTGGTGCAAGGCCAACCCTAACAGCGACATCTCGTGGATGCGCGGGTACAGGGACAACGCACGGGACCTAAAGCGCTTTGCCAGATCGGCCGCGGTTGGCATCTCCCGCGGGGACGCACGCAGTTTCGGCGTCGTCTATCCTGACAGCCCCGACTGGCTCAAAAACGAATTCCAAGCGCGCTTTGCATGAACCCATTTTTTCTCAAAAACACCAAAGTGGGGCCGCTTGAGTTGCGTCCATGGACGATGACGACTCAGTTTGCGATCTCCGAACTGGAGTTAGCAAAGCTGTCCGACCAGCAGCAGGTGATTGCATGCGCGTGGCTGCAAAGCCGCGAACCGGAGGACGTGGAGCAGGCAATCAGCGACGGCACCGCGTTGAGTGCCATTAAGGCGTTTACAAGGGCCTTTCCGCTGGCGCTGGCAAAACCGGTGGCAGAATGGTGCCGGGCGCAGGCCGAAGCCGTAGAATCGGGCCGCGTAGATGTTCTGCCACAGCCCGGCAAGACACGGGAGGACGCGCCAAAAAACTAACGGCGCCAGGCTGGGAGGAATCGTTCCTCTTGGTGCTGGCGCGTGAAACAGGATGGACACAAGACCACTTACAACGTCGGGTCCCGTTGGCGCAGCTCATGCGGATCTATCACGCCGTGATATGGGGCAACGGTGCGTGGACCGTGCGTCGCAAGGAAGTGGCACTGGAAAGTTTGTTTATGCCCCGCCAGCAGGAGGAGGACGAGGACGATGAGTGACGCAATCCGAGTGACCACCAATGCGGGTGAGTTTGGGGCGCGGTTTAACCGTTACCTGCAACGCTCAATTGCAATCACGCGCAGAACCACGCAAGAGGTGGTGGAGGAACAGGCCCGCGGACTGGTACGCAATGCGTTTAAGTACACACCGCCAATGGCTGGGCGAACCTTTGCCGCGGGGTATCGTGCGTCTAAAAAAGCAATTAGGAACTCACTTCGCAAGGCACTCGTGATGCGAAATGAGGCAACCATTGCAAGACAGTTGGATCGCGCCAGAACAGCAGCACGCCGCGAACAGTTGGAGATTGTTTCCAGAGAGTTGGAAGCTTCTCCCTCGGCACTGGTGCAGTTTATCAAGCAGCACCAAAAGCCAGACAAGCGCTACCCAGACAGCGCTCCCAAGCATTTTTCGACGGTAGCAAAACGCGCACAAGTGGAGGCGCTTTTGGAGCGTACCATTGGAGTCACTGCCGCCGGGTGGTGCAAGGCCGCAACTCGACTTAGGGTAATTTTTCCCGACTGGGTGGGACGGCTGCAAAGCAAAAACCCTGGAACGGCAGCGCTTCGAGTTAGTGGAAATATTGTGGCGTTTCGCGCCAAAAATCCCAACAAGCACACCGACTCAGCAACCATCCAGCGGGCACTCCAGCAGGCTTACGACATCCAGGCAGAAGCGATGCGGCGCCGTTTAGTGTCGGGCATCGCAGCTAGGGCAATTCGGCGCACTGACGTTTTCTCTCGTTAAAAATTATGGCGAACACAATCCAGATCGGCGCAGACACCAGCGGTTTTGTCAGTGGCATTAACCGCGCGCAATCGTCAATGGCAGGGCTTGGGTCGATGATTCAAAACGTAGTAGGTGGCGCTGCTGTGTTTAGCGCGCTTGCAGCAGCCGCACGTGGTTTTTACGGGGCCATCCAAGCGGGCGATGACCTAGTTGACCTAAACGCTCAAACCGGCGTTGCCATCGACAAGCTGATGGAGCTTCAGTTGGCCTTCGATTTGAACGGGATGAAGGCTGAACAGGTGCAGCCGGTTTTGGCAAAGCTGCAAAAGTCCATTTCTGAAGCGGCCAGTGGGAGCGTGGACGCGGCCTCAAAGTTTTCGCAAATGGGGTTGGAGATCAGCGAGCTCCAAGGACTCACAGCCGACGAGCAGTTGGCAAAAGTGGGACAGGCAATTTCCAAAATTGAAAACCCGGCTCAACGCTCCGCGATGGCAATGGAGATTTTCGGCAAACAAGGGGCCAAGCTGCTTGCAGTTTTTGCTGCTGGGGGTATGGACGAGGTCCGCGAGCTGCTCGGAAATCAAGCGGCGTTGATGCTCGAAAACGCTGGGATTTTTGGCAAGGCAAGCGACCTTTTGTCCGTAGTAGGAGACAAGCTCCAAGGCTTTTTTGTCGGAGTTGCGTCCGAGATTGTGCCACAGCTCATGGGGGTTATTGAGGCGGCCGCAAAGATTGATTTGTCCAAAATTGGGCAGGCATTTGGCGGGGCAATTTCTTTCTGGATCAACTATTTCAACAACTTTGGATCCACTGGTGAGTTGATTTACAACACCATGAAGCTGGCGTTTCAAGGGGCAGTTAATTTCTTGGCCGAAGAAATTAAAGTGCTGATGGCACAAACGGCGGCATCGGTAAAAAATGTTTTTAAGGGCGAGGCCGCTCAAAAAGCAGCAATCCAAGAAGCTGAAATCCAAGCGAGGGCTGGCGGGCCTGTTTTTGACACGACAGAAACCGAAGCAAAAATTCAAAACGCCATGGACGCAATTAACGCGTCAAAAGAGGCAACTGCTGGCGCCGCTAGGGCAGCCAATCCGACGCCAGGCGCGGCTGACACAAGTGGAGCCTATATTCCCAAGGCTGGAAAAGAAGGCCCAGCCGCAATGCTTGCCACTAGCGGCGCTAAGGTTGGAGCCCTTGGCGGGGCAGTATGGGGCGGGGAGGAATCTATAAACGTGCAGCGTGACCAACTCGCAGTGCAGCAGCGCATTGCCAATTCAATCGACGCTTTCCTCAAGGCAGCAGCGCCAACGTCCAAGCCTTACATTGGCAGCGTGATGCCACAGCTTGGAGTGATCTAATTTTATGGCTACACAAGTAAAAATTGAAACGTCGATGGGCATCGACAAGTGCGTCATTGAAACGGTCACAACGCAAAGCCTAGATGGCGAGATTCCAAAGAATTCCAACGCAAGAAGCTACCGGGAAGATCAGACTGATGGAGTCTACACCCTCGTCGAAGAGTTTTTGATGGAGCAAGGCACTCCCCAATTTGCTTTTGACGGAAGCATTGGCACTGAGCCTTTGGAAACGCATCCAGCTTTTAATGACGGAGGAGATTTTCAGATTTCTGATGCAATCAGAAAACAGTGGATCACCTACAAAAGAAACCCAACTGACCCCTATTTAGCAGGCAAGGGCAAAGGCACTACAACTGAAAACCCCTTAAATTTGTGGCAGCCTGCAAGGGAAGAAGATCCTAGTTTTATTGTTTTTTATACGTTCTGGAAAGCCGGGATGGAAACTTACTATGTCGGCAGAGTTACTGCTAGAGTGACAATTTTGGAAATTGGAGCTCCTGACATGACTAATTTGGGCAAAATTAACCAGTGGGGAGAGTGGCCCAACGGGTTCACTCCTCCTGAAGGAAGCACCTTTATTTTGTCCGGTGTTAGATCGCAACAGGAGGGCGATTCATTTAGAACTACCTATGAATATCAGTCTTCGCCTGCTGGAACGGCTTGGAATTCTATTCTTTATTAAATGATTCCTCCCTACCAACAACGTGGGCAGCCTATATCGCCAAGCGCATTCAATGCGCTGATCGACGAAGTTAAATCCAACCAAATTAGCAGCATTGTTGGAGGTAACTTTAACAGAACAATTGGAGGGACAAGCATCAACATTCCCTCTGGCAATGCTGGAGGAGGCGGCCAAAGTGGTGGATCTGAAATCCCTTGTCCATTTGAGTGCTCGGATGTTTCGGACGAGGAAGAATTGAAGATTGAAATTGATTGGGGTCTTATTTGGCAAATGCTGCCGACTGGCATGTTTCCAGATAACGACCCAACTCTCAAATTAACAATTGCGGGAAACCGTTTTATTTACAGTCGCATCACTTTTAATACAGACACTTTGCTTCCTACTGCCGTAGATTTTTCGGCAGAGTCCGAATTAAAAACGAATACAAGTACCGTGCAATACAATTTAATTGCGGTCGTGCTAGTTTCAACTAATGAGCCAAAAACAATAACAAAAATCACAAACATTTGTCAACAGCCTTTCCCAAGTCCTTGTGCACTTGCTAGCGCATGAGCCTTAATGATTTCAACAAGCGGGCAAGGATAGACATTACCATTGACATTTCTGGCACTGGTGGCTTTTCTCCATTTTCTGGAGAACCATTAAGCTGGACTTTATCGGGAACAGTAAAGGCAACAAGTCCGACCATTAACTTAACAACAAAGGAAGAAACTTGCGGGCTGCCATATGGCAGCACAAAAGAGTTTCGCAGCTTTGCAATGCTTGGCAGTACAGGCAACACCTCGGGCACCGTAGACGCAATGCAGTTGCCGCGCAGACCTGGCCCGGTGCTAGGGCAGACCTTAATTGGCACATGGATGGTAAATACTGAGCCGGTTTTGAGCCAAGGAGGAAAAGCGGATGATGTAGTAATTGAAAATGGGTACTACGTGGTGGGCTTGCCAGCAGACACGACACCAGACGATCCAATTGACATTTCGCCTGCGATTGACTTTTTGACGCGAGTTTATCCTGGCGACTTTGTGTACGTGGCGGGCAAGGCAGAATATGCTAGGTGGGTAGTTGGGCCGCAATATCGGTATCCTCAAGCTGACCGCACCTTTTCCTGGGAACCTAATACGGATCCGGTGCTAGCATCTGGAGGAATTGCAAACGGGGAGCTGGCCTTGCCAGGGACAATTATGCTGCCCGCCGCTGACTTCTACGTCGAGGACGAGGAAGACGCAGTCGATGGCATGCGCTACTTTTACGCAAACCAAGGCGTGTATTTTGACGGGCAAAAATGGCGAAAAAACTTGCCAGACCCTCGCGTTTACATTCCAGAGACTGGGATTAAAGAGTTTCGCAATGTTGATGTATCTTACATTTCTCCGCAACGATATGAAAATTTATTGGAATATGAACATTCCACAAAGTTGTTCGTGCTTGGAAACCAAACAATTAACGATGAAGAGCCCATTAAGTTTTCAGTAACTCCTGAAGGCGGCGGGGAACCTGATGTTTCTGATTACTTTTTCAGATGGATTTCCCCAATGGGAGGATATGAACCAAACATACAGCCAAGCGTTTTTGGCATTTATGATTTTGGAGATGCTTGGAGCAATTACTATTTACAAAATATTGAATGGCTTAAATCAAGGTTTCCCGGCATTACAGGCGCAGGCTTTGTTTTGAAAGATTCTCTCTTGGATCCTCAAAGCACTTTTCAATTTGATATAAATTCGTTTGAAGACGGAAATGTCACCGTTAATACTCAGACAATCCAAGACCCAGATGGGAACGAATTGACAAACACTGTGACAGTCACATTGAGCGTCAAAACATCACTCGCATGATCCCGCGTTGGCTCGTAGACAAGCGCACCGCAATCTGTTTAAGCTGCTATCAGCGGACGGGCTGCGTGGCACGGTTCCAGATCCTGAGCGAGGCTCCCACCTGTCCGCTCAACAAACTGGCAAGCCGATCCGATGAGATCGCCGCCAAGGCATGGCCAGAGGGAGCGCAGCCAGTTTCCGGTTGCTGTGACTCGGCCAAAAATTACTTATAAAAAACGCCCTAGGTGTACATGGTTGCCGTCCAAACATCCTCAACAATCCAGCGCGGGACGGACTGGGATTTTTCCTTTTCCCTCCAGGAGGACGGTCCGTGCAGCCAATACGCTGACCTATCCGCATGGTTTGTCGCCGTGACGCTTAAGACCGCTGCGGGGGTAGCGCTGACGACTCCCAGTATCGTGCGGCCGACTCCCGAGACGGTGGCAGTACGTCTGACCAACGCACAGACGGCGCTTTTCTCTGCCCAGTTCGGGGCAGTCCTAACCATCAACGTCCAGCGGCCTGACGGCTGGGACATCCGGCTAATAGAGGCCCGCGTAACAATCTCATGAGCTGCGACAACTCTTGCGGCCCTTTGGTCGTCACATTACTTACTGGAGTCCCGGGCTTACAAGGCCCCACTGGCCCCGCTGGCCCGCAAGGCCCTCCTGGTGCATTTACTAGCATCACTGGCGACCTCTCGCTAACAGATGGCGAGACTGAGACGGTGGCAACAGTTATCGGCATCCAAGGGCAACCAGTCTCTGCCACTGACCCGACGACGAACCAAGTTTTCCAATTTAACGGCACCGAGTGGGTGCCAACAACGTACACCGCAGGCACTTACTAACATACGACCATGGCATTTCCAATTGTTCCGATTCGCAACGCAGTTACGACTTCTCAAATCGCTCCTGATATTGGAGTTTTGCAATTAGGCGAGTTGGCCGTAAATACCGCAACTGGAAAACTTTACGTTAAAGGCAACTCCTCAGTGGTAGAGATCGGTGGCGGCGCAGTGCAGACTTCGCAGCTAACCAGGATGGCAGAGGCCGATAAAATTCCGCAGCTCACTGGTTTTGGGTTTATTTCGAGCTACCAGATCATGGGGCTGACAACGGCCCAGATGATTCCGGCGCTGACGACGGCCGCAATTGCTGGACTGATCCCGCAGTTGGGCGTGGATGGCAAAATCTCAACCGCGCAGCTTCCTGCCGCTTCCGTTGGCGCGCTGACCTACAAAGGGGCTTGGACGGTCAACAGCTCGCCGGTGATCGCATCAAATGGCGTCGTTGGCGGAGGCACTGCAGAAAAGGGTGATTATTATGTTGCGGCCAACAGCGCGCCGCTTGATCCTGCAATTAACGGGCAGACATATGTGCAGGCTGGCGATGTAATTGCCTATAACGGCACAACTTGGGATTTTATTGATGGCGCAAAATCTGAGGTGCGCAGCGTCAATGACATTTCCCCCACGGCGGCGGGCAACGTGGTGCTGACTCCCGCAAATATTGGAGCACTATCCACTACGGATCTTACGCAGCTTGCGATTGCTGATAAGATCCCGCAGCTCAACACAAACGGGCAGATCTCGACGGCACAGTTGCAGATTGCAACTACGGCGCAACTCGGGGTGCTGAGCATCGACCCGTTGACTTCCAACGGTCTGCAGATTTCCATTGCTGGCGCTGCCAAGGTTATTCCTGGCACGTCCACCGTAGTGGGCGGAGTGAAGTCTTCTGCCTCCATCGAAATTGATGGAACCGGCGTTGCTACAGTGGCTTCAGCTGGAACTTACTAACCTATGGCTTTCCCGATCATCCCGAAAAAGAGGAGCGGGGCGACGGGCTCGCCGACCTCGCTGACCGTTGGTGAGCTCGCCGTCAACACCGCCACCGGAGAGTTATTCCTGGGCGGTGACAGCGCTGTGCTCTTGCTCAACCCGCCGACGGCAGCGGGCACTACGGCAACCGAGCGCACTGGCGACGGTACAACCACGGCGTTTACTTTCACGGGCTACAACGGCACGGCCGACGGCGGCTACCTGGTGAGCGTGGGAGGCATCGACCAGCCGCCTAGTAAGTACGCGGTGACCTCAACTGCAGGCGGCACGATTACGTTTGTGGAGGCTCCGACGGCGGGGGAACTTATTAGCATCAGGGCACTGGTTGCCAGTGGTGGTGGTGGTGGTGGTGGATCTGGAACAGTTACCAGCATTACTGCAGGCGCCGGGCTTGACGGGGGGACGATTACGGACTCCGGCACGATCTCAATGCCAGACGTGGGCACGCCACAAACCGCAGTCGGAGGCGGGCTTGTGATCCCGGTGATTAGCACCGATGCGCAAGGGCGTGTTACTGCGCTGACTACAGCGGCTAACCCTGCTCTGACGACCACTCAAATCGCAGGGCTATCGACGACGGCACCCGCTGCGTTGTCAATGTCCGCAGTGGTGGGCTTGTCTACATTTGCCGCCCGTGCGGATCATCAACATGAGTTTCCAACGGCCGCCCAAGTTGGCGCGCTGGGAGCAACTGCAACCGCTAGCGGCGACCTTGCAGGCGCTTATCCTGCGCCAACTTTGGCAGCCATCACGACCGCGCAGAGCAATGTGGGGAGCAGCACGCAGATACCCGTCATAAGCATTGACGCCAAGGGCAGAGTAACAAGCTTGTCTTCTGTAACAGCAGCAGTCTCCTATTCCGCAGATGCCTTAATTGTTGCAGGGGGCGGGGGCGGCGGAAGCCAAGTTAGCGGAGTTGCTAATGCAGGCGGCGGCGGAGCTGGCGGACTTTTAGCAGTGCCTGTTACCTTCACCGGGGGAGTGTCTTATGCCATTACAGTAGGGGCTGGAGGGGCAGTTGATACAAATGGATCAAACTCTTTGATTGGAGTTTTAAGTACCAGCGTTGGCGGCGGCAAAGGTGGTGGACTATCATCTGGAGCTGCTGGAGGCAACGGGGGATCGGGAGGAGGCGGCACATCTAGTGGCACTATTGGGGCGGGCGGATCAGGCACTACAGGACAAGGCTTTGCTGGCGGGCAAGGGTCCAATAGTGGCAGCTTTATCGGTGGTGGTGGCGGCGGTGCTGGCGCAGCCGGGACAAGTGGCGTTGCAGGGGGGAATGGTGGGGTTGGAACATCAAATTCATTTTCAGGGGCTGCTTTATTTTACGGCGGCGGCGGTGGCGGCGGTGGAAACGCTGGAGTTTTTGGCGCCGGAGGAAATGGCGGCGGCGGCAGGGGCGGAACTAATGTTGCAGGATCGGCAGTTGCTGGCACTGCAAACACTGGCGGCGGCGGCGGCGGCAGCGCTGCGAGCTCAATTCCTGCGGCTCCGGGAGGATCTGGGATTGTAATTATTAGATATGCGGGATCTCAACGTGGCACAGGCGGCACTGTTACAACGGCTGGTGGCAATACGATTCACACATTTTTAACTTCGGGAACTTTTATTGCTTAACATGGCACACTTTGCAAAAGTACTTAATGGACAAGTGGTTCAAGTGATTGTTTCGGATTTTGATTTCTTTTCTAAATTTATAGACACATCGCCAGGAACTTGGCTGCAAACTAGTTACAACACCCGTGGAGGCGTGCATTACGGGCAGGACGGGCAACCTGACGACGGGGTTGCATTGCGCGCTAACTACGCTGGGGTGGGGCATATTTACAACGCCGCGGAGGACGTTTTCCACGCTCCGCAGCCTTTCCCATCGTGGACCATTTCCGCGCCAACTTGGCTCTGGCAGCCTCCCGTGCCAATGCCGCAGGACAATAAAGCGTATACTTGGAGCGAGGCCAAACTGAACTGGGTCGAACTTAACTAACCATGCCTTCTCTCAACTCTCCAATCATCACCGGCGACGTGTCCGGCGGGCTGCACTCAACCTCGGTGGACAAGCTCAAGGGCAACGCGGTATCCGCAACAGCGCCAACCGCTGGGCAGACGCTTTTGTGGACAGGCACAGCTTGGGCACCAGCTACGCCATCGAGCGGGGGCGGCGGGGGAGCAAACGGGTTGACTTACTACCTCAACCAGAGCACCGACGCAGACGCTCCCGTGACTGGCATTCCCGGCACTCCTAAACAATTGGGGCGCACTGCGCAGGTGACGCAGGTGGACGTGACGACCGGCAGCCTCACGCCAGACACATGGACGCTCGTCACTGGCTTTGTGAGCGAGGCAACTCCGCAAGACCCCGCGACGACGCTCATCCCTGCGGGCTTGTGGGACTTCAATATTTGGGCGTTGGGCGTTGCTGACCAAAACCACAGCAACAGCATCCGGCTCAAGGCTTACATTTACAACGGCACAACGCTAACCGCGCTGGGCACGTCTGCCGTGCAGGCAATCGGGGCAACGTCGCAACAGTATTCGGTGTCGATGCTGGTGGAGCAGACGACCATCCTTGCAACGGATCGCATCTACGTTGCTATCGAGGCGCTTGCAACAGCCAACGGGCACACTGTAACGGCGCAGTTCGGAGACAACACACCGAGTCACGTCCACACCTCACTTGGCTTAATTGGAGGCACGGGGCTATGGAAGAATACAGCAGGAGTGCTCCAAAATCCTGCGAGCCTGCTGGTGGATGCCGACGTGGACGCGGCTGCGGCTATTGCGCAGAGTAAAATCAGCGGGCTGACTGACGCACTTGCGGCAAAAGCTGCACAGGCGCAGGTGGACGTGTACGCAACGGCTGGCACCTTTACATGGACAAAACCGGCAGGCGCAAAAGCGGTGCACGTTGCTCTTTTGTCTGGTGGCGGCGGTGGTGGATCTGGGCGCAAGACACCATCTGGCACTGCTGGCGCAGGCGGCGGAGGTGGCATGGGTGGAGGCTATTCGGAACGGATTTTGCAGGCTGGCATCTGCGGCGCGACTGAAACGGTGACCGTGGGCGTAGGTGGCACTGGCGGGGCTGCAATCACGACCAACCCTGTCGGCGGGACAAACGGCAATGTGGGCGTGATTGGCGGCAATTCATCTTTTGGGACTTTGGTTGCTGCCTTTGGGGGACAACCCGGCGCTGGGGGTACAATTACCAGCGGCGGGGGCGGTGCTGCATCAAACTCTACGCGAGCTATGTTTCCCGGCTCAACCGGGGGGGCCGGTGCACTCACTGCAGGGGCATCGGGTGGCACAAGTGGCAACTCTGCTACTGGCGGGGGTGGGGGCGGTGGAGTCGCTGCAACACCGGCAGCCGCAAACGGAGGCACGGGCGGCACGTCTGGCTACTTCCTTGCAGGAGGACAGGCAGTTCTTGGCATTGCTCCTGGTGGCAATGGCGGCACCAACGTCAATGTAGCAGCCAATCAAGCAGCAGGCGGTGGCGGCGGCGGCGGCGGCGCGTCGTCAATCACTGGCAACGCGGGCAACGGGGGCGCGGGTGGCTTTTATGGTGGCGGCGGCGGCGGCGGCGGCGCTTCATTGCTTAATGTAGGGGACTCTGGCGCAGGCGGAGCGGGACATTCTGGCATCGTAGTTGTCACCACTTATTTCTAAATGTCCTTCCTTTCCAAGCTCCTCCCAACCATCGCTAGCTGCCTCGGCTCCCCCCTTGCGGGGGCTGCCGTGGAGGCCGTGGGCAAGGCGTTGGGCATGAGCGAGGCGACGACTGATAAAGTCCAACGGGCGCTGACATCGGGCAACCTCACCGCCGAGCAGATTGCCGCCTTACAGGCCGCCGACTTGCAACTTAAGACCCGCATGGCCGAATTGGGCATTGACGCCGAGAAACTGGCTGCCGAGGACAGGGCGAGCGCAAGGGCGATGCAAATTAGCACGCGGGACTGGGTGCCCGCTACGTTGGCAATGGTGCTCACGACGTGCTACCTCGTGATTATTTGTATGTTGCTTACCGGCGACATGAAGCTGTGGAGTGATCCAACGCTAACCTTACTGCTTGGCGGACTTACGTCTGGATTTACTGCGGTGCTTGGGTTTTACTTCGGCGCGTCACACAAGCAGCCCGACCAGACCAAATGACCATCACCCCCGGCAACCTCTCCATGCTGCTCGCCATCGCGTCTTCCGTTGCCCCCGGCACATGGGCGCTTGTGGCTGGTATTGCGGGGGCTGCCGTGGGTTTCTTCGGAAAACAAATTTATGACCGTTCTTCCCGTCCCGACAATTCCCGCGATGCAGGCACGTTACCTAGGCGCAACACCGCCCGCCGGGCTACAGGTGCTGGCAAACGTAAAACGAATCCTTCCACCCGCAGGGACTGATGGGGTTGGGCTTCCTCCCGATAAAATCTCGCCGTACTCTGGCATTTATGGATCCGATGGAAAGCTCCCAACAGTGCCAGGACCAGGTTCAACTTTCCTCGCCCATGTCTAGCCGCCATCTGCTCGACCTCGCGACCGTTAATCTGGCAAACGTCAGCGCTTTGGCGTTGTCGTTAAGCGAGGTCGAGCAGTGGATTAGGGTTGCGGGATGTCTACTGGCAGCGGTTTTTACGGCGTTGAAAATCATCGAAACCATCCGCAGCCTTCGCAAATAGCGCATGGCGAACATCACCCGAAGCTGGCGCAGATTCTTGGCCGTCGGGTGTAGCCACGGGCACCACGCGGATCAGGCGTTGCTAAAAAAGGTGCTGGCGTTCAAAGCGCGTTGGAAGCCGCACACCACAATCCATCTGGGCGACGCAATTGATTTGGCAGCGCTCAGGGCGGGTGCTGCGGGCACGGCAGACGATGCTGTGGACCCCGA